CGTCCTGGTCCGCATGTACAACTACGTGGCGCTTGCGTCCGAGCGCTACCCCAAGTCGGTTGCCGTCATCAACGGCACCGGCCTTGTGGCACCCACCTTCTAGTAGGTAGCCACACCAGTGAGCTGCCCCCGGCCCGTGTAACTACCCCCGCGCGGGCCGGGGGCACCACCCCCCAACGTGAAAGGAACCACCGTGGACCAGGGCTACATTGACGCACTCAAGCGCGAGCGCGAGCACTACGAGCGGCTGGCCCGTAAGGACCGCGTGGCCGCCGTCGACGCGGAGTTGAAGCGCGTGGGCGCAGCAATTAAGGCCGATGCCCAGCCTGTCGTGGAGACCGCCGCGGTGCAGGCCCCCGAGACCACCTCGCGTCCGCGTGCGGCCCGCAAGGCGGCCAACTAGCCGTGGCCGCCACGTATGCGCTGCTCGAGGATGTCAAGGACGCGCTGCGAATCAGTGACGACCACGACGACGTAGCCTTGGCTGGCGTCATTGAGTCAGCCTCGCGCGCCATTGACCGCTACTGTGACCGCTACTTTGGGCAGTCCGGGACGCAGGCCGCACCAGTTCAGAAGCTGTACCGCTCACGCTCGGGCGTGGTGCTGATTGACGACCTGGTCACGCTTACTGATGTTGAGGTGGAGTTCTCGGGCTTTGCCGAGTCCTTCACGTCGCTAGGCGCCAACGCCGTGCTGCAGCAGCCCATCAACGCCGCCACGGCTACACCCCCGCAGCCCTACACGGTGCTGCTGGCCAAGCCGTACACCGTGCTGCCACCCATGCCCGGTTGGGTCAGGGTGTCCGGCGTATGGGGCTGGCCTGAGATTCCCCAGCAGATCCGTGACGCCTGCGTCCTGCAGTCGGTCCGGCTGTTCAAGTCCCGTGACGTTCCGTTGGGCGTGATGGGTGGCGCGGACATGATGGGTGCCATGCGGCTGCCCGGTGGCCTGCATCCTGACGCGCGCATCCTGTGTGAGCCGTTCCGACGGCTCGGACTGGCGTAACCGTGGCCGACCTCGCCGCCATCATTGACGGGCTCACCGACAACCTGGGCACCATTGACAAGCTGCGCGTGCAGCCCGAGGTCCTAGACACGGTGCCAATTCCGTGCGCCATCGTCGGCCCGCCTAGCTCGGTGACCTACGACGAGGTCATGGCGCGTGGCGCTGACCTTTACACCTTCACGGTGCGAGTCCTCGTCGCTCGAGCATCTGAGCGCGCCGCCCAGCGCGCCCTGTTCGGCTACACCTCGGGCACCGGGGCCAAGTCAATCAAGGCCGCCATTGAGTCTGACAAGACGCTAGGCGGCGCAGCAGACACCGTGCGGGTGATTAGCGCGGGCAACCTAGGCGTTTACGGCTACGGGGACGCCGACTACATGGGCGCGGAATTTACTGTGGAGGTGATCGCGTGAGTTTCACGCACTCAAAGGACAGCCGATTCGCTTTCGGCTCTAGCGCTCTAGCCGCGTACCTGACGGGCTACACCACGAGCACCAGCACTGACACCGCGGACACCACGCCCCTGGCCGAGTCGGCCCGCACCTACGTCGCTGGATTGTCGGACTCCACCATCACCGCCACGGGCCTGTTTGAGTCGCTTTACGACACGGCGGCCGTGGCCGCCCTGGGCGCCGCTAACGGCTCCCCGGTGACCGTTGCCCCTGAGGGCTTTGCCGTCGGCTCTCCTGTCCTGGTCGTCGCAGGCCGTGAAATCTCCTACGAGCTCACCAGTGCCGTGGGCGAGGTCGTCGGCGCGAATGTCAGCATCCAGGGTGACGGGCGCTTTGACGCCGGGGTCAGCCTTGCCGACCTGGCCGAGGTCACCGCTGGTGGCAACGGCACCGCCCACACTGCCGCCGCAGGCACAAGCAACGGAGGCGTGGCCACCATCCACGTGACCGCCTGCACCGGCACCTTGACTGTGAAGATCCAGCACTCGACCAACAACAGCACCTGGTCCGACCTGGCCACCTTCACCGCCGCAACCGCGGCAACCTCCGAGCGGGTCGCCGTGACTGGCACGGTCAACCGCTATCTGCGGGCAAGCTGGACGCTGACGGGCGCCGGCGCAGCCGCAACCTTCACCACCTCGTTTGCCCGTCGATAAGGAGAAATAGAAATGCCATTCGTTCACGGCAAGGACTCGTACTTCAAGATTGCGTCCACCGACCTGTCCGCGTACCTCAATAACGTGACGGTCAGCCGCAGCGCCGATACTGCCGACACCACGGCGTTTGGCAGCGGCACCCGCACCTTTATTGCCGGACTCAAGGACGCCACCATCACGGTTTCGGGCATGTTCGATTCCGCGGTCTACAGCACCATCGCCGGGTGGCTCGGCACGTCGCAGACGTGGGAGTACGGCCCCGCGGGTAGCGCGGCTGGTCGCGTCAAGGTCAGCGGCTCGGGCATCATCACCGGCGTCGAGCTCGGCTCGGCCGTGGGCGAGGTCGTCACCGCCAACATCACAGTGCAGGTTTCGGGCGCCGTTACTGACGGCACCTTCTCCTAGCCCGTAAGGGGGTAGCAATGGAAATTCAGTTCACGTACACCGATGGGCGCTCGACCACGGCCCGCATCCTGCCCATTGACCGGATCATGTTTGAGCGGCATTTCCACACATCGCTGATGAGTGCCGCCTCACATGACCAGCGGGAAGAACACTTCCTGTGGCTGGGATGGCACGCACTCAACCGCGTGGGACAGGCCGACGGCGACTTTGACCGCTGGCTGGCCATGGTCGAGCAGTACGACACGGGCGGTGATCCCGAGGTCCCTACGGACCCGGTAGCGAACACTGGGCAATAGCCGAATTAGCCGTCGCTACCGGCATTTCACCGAATGACCTCATGAACACGCACCCGGCCATGCTCACGGCCATGCGCCAGGTCATCAACCGCCGCAACACTTAGGAGGGTCCGTGGCCACTATCGGCCAAGTGCAAATCTACGGGCTCAATTCCATGCTGCGTGATTTGCGGAAACTGGACAAAGAGGCGCAGGCAGAATTGCGTACCTCATCCAAGGAAATTGCCGAACGCCTCATGGTGCCCGCCTACAAGGATGCAGCCATGCAGGCGGGCCCGTGGGGTGGCCGTATTGCGGCAACCGTCAAGGCTTCACGAGATCGAATCCCCACCGTGCTGATTGGCAGCAACCGAGCAGCCTTTAGTGGTGGGGCTTCACCAACGGCCGTGCGCTATCCATCCAATAGCGGCTACAAGGGCATTTCCGGTGCCGAAGGAAAGATGCCGCGCGCATTCGGCGCTGGTTATGGCTGGATGAAGAAGATGGGCAAATACAAGGGCGACGCCCTAGGCGAATGGCTGCGCGCCGTGGATCGCGTCAAGCGCAAGTTTGAGGCGGGCTCCTAATGGCCATTACCGGTGGTCGCACCCTGCGGGTAGCGCTCGTAGCCAACACCACGAGTTTCCGCAAGGGCATGATGTCCGCGGTGCGCGACGCCCAGGGATTCCAGGGCAAGATGTCGGCACTGGCCACAAGTGTGGGACGGTTCGCTGGCCCCGCCCTGGCCGGCGCCGCCGCTGCCGTTGGTGCCTTTGCCATCAAGTTGGGCGTGGACGGCGTCAAGGCCGCCATGGAGGAGGAGCGCGCCCTCGTCCAGCTGGAGACAGCGCTGGGCAATGTCGGCCAAGCCTTTGCCAGCGTGCAGGTCAACCAATTCATTGACGACCTGCAATTCATGACTGGCGTGGCCGACGACCAATTGCGCCCCGCCTACACCCGCTTGGTGACCGCTACGCGCGACGCAGCCGAGGCACAGGATCTGCTCAACCTTGCCCTGGACATTTCGGCTGGCACGGGCCGCGACCTTGAGTCGGTTACGACGGCACTATCCAAGGCTGCACTAGGTCAGACCACTGC